CCGACACTTGGAGCCCGCGGGCCCCACATGGCCATGTTGAACAGCCCGCCGCCGTCCACGGCGAGCACGTCGACGTCCACAACTTCGACTTCAGGTGGGCTGTCGTACGAGTACTCGTCGTCGGTGTCAACTTCGTCAACGGCGAGATCGCCAAGCTCCGCACGAGTGCGCGGTTCCGTAGTGGTCACATTCGCAACGGCGTACCGCACGTACGTGTACCGGCCTGCGTGAGTTGCGTTGTAAGTGACGGTAACGGTGTATGTTCCAGGCTGGAACACGTCTCCTCCGTTTGCAAGGAATACCTGAGCGCCCCACACCATGTTCGTGATTCCATTGTGGAGACCGCCCGGTGGAAGGTGCGGACCGAAAACGGGATAGAGTCCACCGGGCTGCATGCCCGGGAGCCCGCCGGGCGGAAGATGGGGACCAAACACCGGCAGAGGACCCACAACGCGACCAGAACGCAGCATCATTTTGCACGGGCGCTGCTGTTTGTGGGTTTTGCGCGGTGTGCTGTGTGTGCAAGACGACAGAGTAAAAAATACGGGTTGGCGTGCACGCGGCGCACGTGCACCAGCGATTCCGAACTATCATCTGCACGCATTGCGGTTACTGCTTGCACGTAGCCTGCACCGACTTCCAAAGAGATGCCTTTGCGGAATTGTTACCGCCAGTTGTCGCCGTCTTCTTTACAGTCTCTCGGTACGGAACCAAGTACCCTTGCAGCGAAACAATCTTTGCGCCCTTAACAGGGCCTGGAGACGCCGCAAGATCGTGAGTGAGAAACTTAGAGTGCTTCTTAAGAGACGTGTTGTCGACCCTCTTTGTAATTGATGCACCCTGTGCAGGCAAGCGCTGGGCAACCAGAACATTGGCGCTTAGTGCGTCCATAACAGCCTGATGCGCAGCGGCATTTGGTACGTAAAACGAAGTAAACGCGTCCTCCATGTCCTTGCACTTCTTGTCGTACGCTGTATCCCTTGATCCGTCTGCGCGAAACGCGTTTGCAAACGCCAAGTGCTTTGCTCGGCGCGACATTTCTGCTTCGTTTCAATCAAAATTAATTATTGCAAAACGGTCACGTGCACGTAAATAATTAATTTGTTTGAACAAATATAACGCAGATTAAAATGGCAAGGTCCGAAGATTTGTGGGCCATTCGACAGGCAATTAATGCGGCGACTGATCCCAAGGAACGGTCATATTTGTTGAATCACTACGACAATGTTCTTATCAACGGTGAGCTACGCGGTGGTGCTTGGTATTCATCTATTTACAATGCAGTAAAACCTCTTGCCGACAAGGCGTCCGCGTTTTACGACAAGCACAAGGGGAAACTTGAGGCTGCTCGCCAAGCTGTGCACAATTACCAGCAGTCACGAAAGAAGGCACCTGGATCCCAGGAGCACACACACGAGGCATCGCATGCTGCGGCACAGGGAGCGTACGCAAAGGATGGCGCGTCTATTGAGGGTTACGAAACAATTCATTCCTCGCCTACAATTAAGGCGTACAAAAAGGCCGGTACAAACAACATCATTATTGGTGTGCGCGGCACTGATGTAAAGGATATGAACGATATTAAGGCTGATATTTCTACACTAACAGGGTCATTGAAGGACACTGACCGTTATAAGCAGGACGTTGAAGAGGTTAAGCGCATTCTGGCAAACAACCCCTCTTCCAATTTTCACGTAGCAAGTCACTCGCTTGGGGCAGCTATCGCCGATCGTCTCATGGATGAGTTCCCTGAAATTAAAACAGGACGAGCGTATAACGGCGCATTTGAGCCGTATGCGTTTGTGCGCGACTCGAGACAGGAGCGCGTGTATAACAATAATGATTTTCTTGGGCAACTTGGACGCTACCTTCCCGGTGCTGAGCACAGATCTGATGAGCCGGTCGGAGATTCTCCCGTGCCTCAGCACAAGGTCCCTTCTATTATGCAGGCGCTTCAGGACCACAGCCTGTCGGTTACCGGGGCAGGCGGAAAGTGGATTATTGAGTAACAACGCGCTGCACGCGCACTGTCCGGAATTACGGTAGTTTATAAAACCATGTGTAGTATGTTGTGTAATTCGCATTGCAATGGCTGCGACCGAGCAATTTGATTATTCCGCGCTTGCAGTTTCGCTGTATTATTCAGTAGCGAAAGACAAGCTTGATTGGGACAACATCGTGCCGACGTGTCTTGATCTCGGCGCTGCACTCGAAGATGTTCGAAACGTCAACGGTGCATACCGCCTCCAAGTTCTTCAAGAGGTTTTGCTGATTGCCCTGAATCGCGGTAACGTTGTAGACGACCGCAAGCGCAAGTTGTTTCAGTTGATTTACGAAACTGTACCGATTCTGATGCGTGGCGTTATTGCTGCTTCAAAGTCTCCCATTGTACATGCTGCGGCGGAAGAGGTTGATAATTATTGCTGTGGGCGACGGAAGCGCAACTGACGCGTGCACGTAAAATTAAAAAAAGGTGTTTATTTGAGCGTGGGTTATACACAAATCATGTTGCCATCAAAGACAAATGTTTTGCAAGAAGCAATGGCCACGCCGTTGTCTGGCGGGGATTTGTCGCGGCTAATACCAAACGCACCCATTCATCCTTACAACGAACTTGAAAACGTGCGTCGTTTGGATGACCTGTTTGGGCCGGACAACTCTTGTTTCGTTTTGTACCTAATTCAAAGCAGTACAAGTGGCCACTGGGTGTGTCTACAGGATTTGGGGAATAAAGTTGAGTTTTTTGATTCGTACGGGGGTAACGGCAGACCCGACTCGCAACTTCGATGGGTGCCAAAAGACAAACGTGAAGATTGGGGAGAGGATTCACCCCTTCTGATGCGGCTCATTCGCGAGAGTGGAAAGGAGCTAGTGTACAACAAGGCGAGATTGCAAAAAGAATGTGACAACGTCACCACGTGCGGGCGACATTGCGCAGTGCGCCTCATGCACAGCGCACATGCACTGCCTGATTATATTAATTGGTTGGAGCGGAAACCTAATTCGCCTGACGAAATTGTTACTGAAATTACATATCGTTTGTTAGGACATTAAATGGATGTTCTCAGTGGAATGAATACTGCGGGTGCGTATGGAGGGTTAATTTGGGGCATTTGTTTTATAATTTACACATTAACGCAGTGCAAACGGCGAAGGTTTCATTTTTTATCGCGGTGTTGCGACCGGGACGTGTTAGAAGCGGACGTTGGCCAAAGCAGCCCGTTGCTGTCAAGCGATTCTAACAATTCAGACAATGTTGCCGTGCACGTTTAAAATGTGCGCGTGCGCGCATTGTGTGCACGCAGCAATTTAAAATCAAGTTGTTTTAAACAAAACAAATGAAGCGTTTTCGGGGTGAAGCGTTTTTGGACGCCCAAAACCCTGACCATTTTTATTACAATGCAACTATCGTAAACATTTCGACTGATCCTGACCCGGCAAAATACCCGTCTGTTTCTTTCTCGGACAATCGTTCAGTCCCGCTCATTGGCGATATTGGCGACTATGAATTTTCAGTTGTTCGTTTTACGACCGAAGGCGCAGGCAAGGCGCTTCCAGTGTTTATGCCACGAGTACAGCTAGGACAGCCGGATCCAGATCTTACCGTATATTCCGTTGGGATTGCATATAATGACCAGTATACTGATTCCGATGGACGAACCGTTACGTTCAACGGTTATGCGGCACGTTACGTAAAATATGTAACCGAGTGGTCCGGCGCCGAGCCTGGAAATCCACCACTGACGGAGCAAGACGTTCAGGGCATTTATTATAATGTGTCTTGCATTCAGAATTGGCTTGACATTGTCAATGCTACAAGCGCATTGTGCATCACAGATCCCACGCCATATGTGCCGGGGTCATCTACATATATGCTCACTGACAGCATTATAACCCAATTTAATAATTCATTTTACTTGAACACTCCCGGGACAACAAAAATCGAGTCTGGGATTAATGACCAGTTTTTGATGATTAGCGGCCAAAACAACTTTTTGTGTACCATTACGCCTGGAACTTATGGCCCTACTCAACTCGCGCAAGCTGTTCAAACTGCAATTTCAAATGCAGGGCTGCCAAATATTTTTGCAAGTGTGACGGTTGTCCCTCAACCTAATACATACTCGAAATGCTTGCTGTATTTTCAAAATGGAGCTGGTGGTGCAGTAGTCCTTTTTTGTGGCCCTAATGAAGCTATTAATCGTGATATCCAGTTGAGACTGTTGACTATTTTTGGAACTCTACCACTTGATTCAATTGAGATTAACACTGGCGGGGGAAAAGTGTTGATTAGTACTGCTGAATATATGACGCTTGAAAACCAACCGCTTCCTCCAACCTTGACAGTAACTGCACCAATTATTACGTACTCGCCTACTTCAACTTTGTTCCAAATTTATGCGCAGACGGGGTTTTATGCACCTTCGGTGTTATTTTCCTCTGCGCAATTTTTTATGAACGAGAACACGCGTGATCTTTTCAACAACTTCCAATTTAAGTACCTGGGGCAGCCACTAGGAAAGATTTACCAACTTGGGTTTTATATTCTTCCTGGAAATACAAACGTATTGCAGGACTCCACATTGCTATTCGTTACTCAAGAAAACGAGTCAACTTCGTCACTTTGGTGTCCAGTGCAGAACATTACATTTTGCAGCACGCTTATTCCTATCGTGCCAGAAGGCGAAGCACCTCCTCTACGCGTCGGCGGTAATGCTCAAAATCTAGGCCAGGGCGTGTCCAGTAACATGAGTCGCATCATTACTGACATTAGCGCTGACAAAACAAGCGCGTACGCTTACAACGGCTCTATTGTGTATATCCCTCAGGGCGAATACCGCGTTTCTGATTTTCAAGGGTCTGGTGCTTTGCGCGAGATTGAAGTTACTGTGTTTTGGAAAAACGCGATTGATGGTCGTCTGTATCCTTTGCCGCTTCCTAACGGCTCGGTAGTTACTATTAAAATGTTGTTTCGGCGCAAGCATTGACAAGCGCATGTGCACGCGCGTGCACGAAAATAATTTATTATTAATTTTGTTTTGCACATTGCAGAGCTGTGAGTTTTTGCGGTAAGCAGCTTAATTACTCATTAAACAGCATTTTGTACTTTAAAAAGATTAAATTGCTGCAATGGGCGATGCAAGCACCATTGACAAGCTTGCGGTGTACGATGACCGCATTGTACAGTCTGCGCCTAAGTATGGCATCGTCCGGGGTGCCAACTCCGTAAACTCCATGCCGTTTGCGGCAAGCACGAACTCCGCGTCGCAGCACCAGTACACAATTCAGGTGCCTAACCAGGGCGTGTTTGTGGACCGTTCAATCCTGTGGACGAGTACCGTCAATATTGCTGCAACCGTTCAGCTAAACATTGGTCAGGGTTCGACACTTAAGCAGAATGATATTATCCTGACGCCGGGTGATATTTCTCTTGCGTCGTTTCCTCTGCACCGTCTTATCAGCACGCTAAACGCAAGCATCAACAACCAGCAGGTGACTTTTAACGGCGATGTTCTCGAGGAAGTGCTTCATCTTATTGACGTGGATAATGATCGCAAGCGTCGTCTGTGCCCGACTGCACTTGACACGACTAAGTATTACAATGATTCGTATGGGCAGAATACAGCCCCGTGTGCGTCCGGTGGTACCACAACTGCAAATTTTTTTCCTAACGGCGCGTGGCCTGGGTTTGATTTTGTTGACGCAAATGGCAACTATGCCGACTTTTCTGTTAACATCCCGTTTACAAGCGCTACCGTAGCTGGTGCACAGTACGGATGGGCCCCTGACACGAGTGGGTCAAGAATGGGCGGTTCACTACGGTACACGGGGACGAATGATATCACAGGTGGTCTCGGTGGTACGATTGCTACGTTTCCTATTTATATTAGGTTTACGTCGACTGAGCGTCTTGTTCTCAGTCCGTTTATTTTTTCGGAAGTGCATTCGCGTGACACTGGTATGTTCGGTATTAATAACATTCAGATTACAATGTCTATTGCACAGCCCAATCTTACTGGGCACACTGGGCGTGTTATTCGGTCTACGGGCGGCAACTCACTGGAGGCAAGTTTTACTATTACTGGTCTTGGGTTTGCACCTACTGCACCAGCATTTGTAAACCCGACGATGCAGTGTCAGTTTTTCGACCCGAACTGGAGCGAGCCTCTCCCTCCTCGTAGCATTGTGCCTTACATGGATTATACGCGTTACATTAGCGGCCAGAAGACAATTCCAAACATTGCACCTTACAGCACTTATTCTGGTCTTAACAGCGATACTATTACCCTTCCGTACATTCCTGACCTTCTCGTCATTAGCGTGCGCCCGGTGTCGTATGTGTACGGGTTGGAGGAGGCGGATTGGTCTTATCCTATTTCAAATATTCGCCTGCAGTGGGCAAACCGCTCTGGCCTGCTCTCTCAGCATACGCAGCAGCAGCTGTATGACATGTCTACCGCGAATGGTCTGCGCATGCCTTGGGAGCAGTTCTATGGCACATGCTGGGGTCAGAGCGATAACGATGTTGTTGATTGGGATACGTCGACTCCCAACCGCGCGCTTTCTTGCAAGTATCAGACCGCTGGCGGCTTTCTTGTGCTGCGCCCGGGCGTTGATTTCCCTCTGGATCCGTCCCAGGCTCCTGGTATGGTTGGCAACTTTCTGTTTCAGTGTTCACTCACACTTAGTAACCCGAGCCCGAATGTGGTGCCTAGTTCCGTTGTTATCAATGGCAACACAGTTCAATGTCCTGTTCAGATTCAGGTAATCGCTGTCAATTCTGGCTTCTTTGCAACTGTGTTTGGCACTTCTATGATTGTGCGTGGCGTTGTTATGCCTGAGGACGCCGTGCGCACTGATATCCAGGCCGCGGCGTCTGGCGAGGTGGATCGTTATGTGGGTGGGTCGTTCTGGGGCAAGATTAACTCGGGCATTCAGAAGGTGGTGCCGTGGGCTCGCCGTGTGGCTCAGGCTGTTAAGCCGCACCTCAGCGAGCAGCACCAGGCGACGATTGACAAGGCCGATGAGTATGCCAAGAGTATGGGCTACGGGCGGTTTGGTGGTAGCTCGGGTGCAATGGGCGGGGACCGCGTCGGCGGCATGAAGCGCCGCATGCTTGATCGCGTTGATCATTAGATCTCGTGTCAAGTGTCAACCCTAAAATTCTATTCCTATATATACTAGCGTGCATGTATGTGTGTTACGTGACCCAGTAGCATAATGGTTAGAGCGCAAGCACCATGGCAGTTTGCGAGCCAAGCACTTTACGGTTAGCTTACGTCCCATAGCCGAAACCGACGTGATGTTTACCGCGGTGACGACCGCCAGTACACATCCTTCAAGTAAGCTCACTGGGCAGCGAGGGTAGCGCAAGAACAGCAATGCGGCGTACCAATAACGGACCGCAAGCAAGAGACTTGCCAGGCTTTCGTACTAAGAAACCGTTAACACCGTGTACTTGGCTACAATAACCGAGGGAGACCACCCTCGTTCAAAACTCTACAGGCACATTTTTTTTTCATTAGTTTAACGCGTATGTCCAACAACGAGCCCAGGATTTTCAGCGTTTTCAGCAGCAGCGTTCTGCAAATTAGTCACTACCGCCTTTTGCTTGTAAATGTCAATGCCATTTGTACCATAAGCAAGAGCATAGTCTGGCTGAGGATGTTGTGCATCTGATGCCTCCTTCATTTGAGACTTCCGTGCCTGCTCCTCCTCCAGCTTAGACAGCTGGGCGATAAGAGTCTCAAGTCTGCGCTCGCTGCTGTGACCTTCATTTACGAGCGCAAAATGCCCTTTGGCAGTGTCATACAAATAGTCGTGTGTAGACCCAGTAGGGGCGATGAATGAGTTTGCCCCATACATATCGTGCCGCACAAAATCGCCCTTGCGAAGCTGCAACTGGGAACCGTCCGGGTACATATGTCCCTGTGTCATAACAGCATTGTCATTTACGGTACGCTGTCCGAAAGTAGGATTTGTTACGATAGGCGGCTGATAAACATGCGGCACGTCATATCGAAGAGCTGTACGAGAATTTGCAATATAACCTGAAAGATAGGAAGTTGCATTAGCTTGAATAATGTCTGCTCGCAAATATCCATTTGGATCTTCATACTGACCGCTGCCACGCTGAGTGGCCTGCGGATTTGCCTTTTCGCTCATGTTTTAGCGCTTTCACACACATACACACTTTATTCCGACGTGCACGCTGATTCACTGCAATAGTGCGCGTGCACGACGATGTGCACGCGAATTAATTTTGTCATGGTCCTCGCACCATACCACATGGCGACTTCAGATACACCAACAAAGCCGTCGTTCGCTGCAGTGCCACAGACCGTTGCGCAACACCCTCGCAAGCGCAAGGCAAATGCGAGTGACGTGGTAGACCTGTCTGCTATCAAAAACAAGTACCGTCGCACTTCCGAACGCGATTCCGGAACCAAAACAAGTTACCGTTCTAGATACGTCCACGACGACGATTATGGCGAGGAAGGCAGTGATGATGCAAGCGACGACGACTGCGACGATGAAGAGGAAGAGTCTTGCAGCGACGACGAGGAATCCGGCGACGACGTGTTCTCGTTTTCAAGCAGCTCATCGTCAGGCGACGACACTGAGGATTCGAGTAACTCTAGCGTCTCGTACAGCGACGACGATGAAAACGACAGTTTGCTTGAAGATTCGGTGGACATCCACGAGGATGAAGGTGAGTCTAATAACAAGGACGACAAACCGCGATCCCGCCGCAATTCCGACAACGGCGACGACGACAAAGTAACCAAATTTTTTACCGACATTTCCGGGAAATTGAAGACCGTAACAAAAATGCTTCACTCCGTTGCGGATGAAATCGACAAGTTTTCGCATGCATAACTTTATACGTTAAAAATACGCTTGTATGTAAGCACGTTTTCACTAATTTTTGTAGACGAACCATACAAAATCCATCGAGTTAGCGTAGCTTCCGACGTCGGAGACGCGGGGTGTGGAGTCCGCAAAGGCGGCGCATGACGCATTATGTATGCAGCCCGTTGAGCTTTATCGTGCGTTTGAGTATAATCCGGACAATGCACAGAGCCAAAATGAATGTGAATTAGTACACCGGTTGAAGTTTCAAAGTTAGCAACAAACCGTTTTCCTTGCACACTGCTCGGTTCTACCGTTAACAGTTTCATATCCCCCGTTGTAAATTATCCGTTTGTGCAACAAACA